GCCCCGGCGTGGCTGGTGAACTTATTAAAAAGGTTTTGGGACTGTAATGGTTGACCTTACTAAAGCAATTGGAGCCGTTGCCGCTAGTGTTGCCGCATTAGGGGGTAGTTACACGCTTGCCGATAAGTTTGGCTTTTTTGATCGAGCAATCATTGAATGGTCTCCAGAGAATTTTAAAATTGTGGCGGAGGCTGGAAAACCAATCACTGTCACGGTTGCAAGAATAAAAAAACGGGACGACTGTTCTGTTGAGAGTTTTACGCCAAGCATTCGTGATGCGGCAGGTATGGTGCATGAAGCCACCACTACTGCAAGCAAGTTCAGCGGCCCAGCGGGGCCAGAAATTGACACATTTACCTACGAACTTACGATGGTGAGGAAAGAAAAGATTGCTAGTGGCAAGGCAACTTTGCTGGCGACCATTAAATACAAATGCCCTGAAGGGGAGCGTGTTGTGCAGTACCCTCGCCATCCCAACCTTAGTTTTGAATTAAAAGGGTAAAGCAATGGCACAGTTTGAGCCAGCCTTTGAGCAAATGATCAAGGATGAGGGCGGGTACGTCCTCCATGAAGTTGCTGGCGACACAGGTGGTATGACCTACGCTGGTATTGCCAGAAACAAAAACCCACAGTGGAATGGCTGGGCGCTTGTGGACAAGAAAGAGTTTGGCGGTTCCCTAACCCCTATGGTGCGTGAGTTTTATCGAGTTGAATTCTGGGACAAGATGCGCGGTAACGAGATTAACAACCAAGAGGTAGCTAACACCATCTTTAACTTTGGGGTAAATGCTGGGCTAGGCATGGCTGTAAAGCTGGCTCAGTTGATTGTTGGGTCTACTCCTGACGGCGGGATCGGTGCCAAAACCATCGAGAAACTTAACCAAGTCACAGACGGTCAGCGGTTCAAAGAGTCTTATGCCTTGGCAAAAATTGCTCGATACGTTGAGATATGCAACAAAAACCCTGTGCAGGTTAAGTTCCTTAAGGGCTGGATTAACCGCACACTGAAAGGTCTAGCATGAGTTTATTGGCTGTTGGATCAATCATTGAAGCCGTGGGTAAGGTTGCTGGCGACCTGATTACCACTGACAAAGAAAAGATGGAGATGGAGATTGAGCAAAGAAAGCTTGATCTTGAAGAGAAACGTATTGATCAGGCTACAGACCTAGCTCAGATTGATGTCAATAAAATTGAAGCGGCGTCCAGTAGCGTGTTTGTAAGTGGCTGGCGTCCTGCCATTGGTTGGATCGGTGTGGCGGCTATGGGGTATCAGTTCTTGCTCTACCCGCTGTTTCAATGGGCTTGGAAGTACTTGCAGGCTATGGGATGGGTGCCTGTTGGTATGGATCCTCCACCAGTGCTTGAAGCTGACCAGTTGTGGGTCATCCTGTCTGGCATCTTGGGAATTGCTGGTATGCGCTCCTTTGAGAAAACAAAGGGCGTGGCAAGCAAGTAACCTTGTCACAACCTAAAAGGCAGACTAAAATGAATAAACGAACTCAGAGAAGATAAAATGGCAACAACTCCATCTTGGGTAATGACATACGACTCGCTGACGAGTACGGTGCTTCAGTATCTGGAGCGTAGAGACGCCGCCGTCGTTGAAGCTATCCCGACATTTATCACGCTGTGCGAGTTTGAAATTGCCCAGTACATCAAGACTTTGGGTCAAATGGAAGTGGTGGACTCCACTATGAACATTGGAAACCCAGTCATTGCCAAGCCTGCGCGGTGGCGTAAAACGGTATCAATGACGCTGTCCAAATCAGGATTAAAGCAACCCATATTACTGCGCAAGTTAGAGTATCTAAATGCATATGCTCAGGATGTTACAGCAACAGGTACACCCTTGTACTACGCTGACTACGATTTTGAGCATTGGATCGTAGCTCCAACACCTGATCAAGCTTATGCTTTTGAAGCACTTTGCTACACACGCTTACAGCCTTTATCGTCGGCGTATCAAACCAATTGGCTGACACAGAATGCACCCAATGCCATGTTGTTTGGCACATTAAAACAGACCGCGCCGTTCCTCAAGAATGATGCGCGTTTGGCGCTTTGGAAACAAATGTTTGACGAAGCTTTAGCCGCCCTTAAAACTGAAGATACTCTGCGTGTCGCAGATCGTTCAGCTATTGCCGTGGATAATTGATCATGACAACTTATACCAATCCCTTTACAGGACAGACGGTTTCACCGTCGCAGGTCAGTTTTGAGGCTATATCGCTGACTGCTGACCTGCAACTTGAATGGCCTATCAACGGTAACGATGCAACACCAGCGAGTGCCATTATTGACGTTACTGCGACGTCTTCTGGGACTGCTTCAGGATGGTTGCTTGAGCTACCACCAGCCACACAGGTATCGGTTGGTCAGACCATAATTGTTCGCAACACTGGATCAAACATTTTTACTGTAACTGACTACAGTGGAAACACAATCATTGCAGTTACGTCTGGTATTGCTCAATTCATATTTTTGACTAACAACTCAACAGTAAATGGTGTTTGGCAATCAGTTGTTTTTGGTGCAGGCACTTCATCTGCTAACGCTAGTGCATTGGCAGGTTATGGTTTGCAAGCTACTGGTTTAACATTAAATCAAGCCTACAACCTGACGACCTATTACGGAGATTCAGTTTTATCCGCAACAAACCGTGCTCAATTTAATGTTTGGGGCGGTGGAGTTGGATCATTTACTCTTCCTTCTGCTGTTGCTGTTGGAAACAATTGGTTCACCATTATTCGTAACGATGGTTCGGGTGTTCTGACAATCACTCCAGTTGGAACGGATACCATTGATGGAAACGTTAATCAACAGTTGCAGTTGACTGAGTCATTAGTGATTGTCTCTAACGGAGTTACAGGTTTTAACACCTATGCATATGGACGCTCAAATTCATTTGCGTTCACACAGTTATCGCAAGTAGTAACTGGTGGTACGTTGACGCTGACTGCGGCGCAAGGTGCAAACATCATTCAAGAGTATTCAGGTGTTCTAGCATCAAATCAAATTGTTGTTGTGCCATCGACAGTACAAATTTATTCAATACAAAATACAACGTCAGGCTCATACAATCTAACGGTTAAAACCGCTGTTGTTGGTGGCACAACGGTCAACGTTAATCAAAATCAAACAGCCCTTTTGATTTCTGATGGAACTAATGTTTACAGTGCAACGTCTAGTACGTCAAATCCTACGTCCGTGGTGCTGAACCCCGGCACGGTGAGTTCTCCAACATTGTCATTTTTAGGAAATACATCAACAGGTTTGTATTTACCTGCTACTAGTCAAATTGGATTTGCAATTAACGGATCTAACGGGATGACGTTAACTTCCACGGGGTTGACGGTAACAAACACGGTTACTGCTCTTGGCGGTATTGCAGGTGGAACTTTCTAAATGACAGCAAAGGTCATACAGCTTCAGGTGAAGCCGGGTATCCAGCGCGACGGTACTCAGTTTGCCGCTTCCACCTATTCTGATGGTGAATGGGTTCGCTTTCAGAATGGTTTGCCTCGCAAAATGGGTGGATACAAGGGCGTATTCTTGAATGCCACAGGTATTCCTCGCGGTATGACAATGACGTCCGAGAACGGACTGAATTATGTGGTGGCAGGTTTTAGCACTGGTATTCAACAGTGGACAACCGATAACGATGACGGTGTCGGGTTTGGCCCAACTGACTACACGGTGACAGGGTTCACATCAAACGCCAATAACTTGTGGCAGTTTGACATTGGTTACGACTCCTCAGGTGGAATGACCAATAATTTGATTGCACATCCGGGGCAAAACCTCTCAGCAATTGACTCCATCGTCAACACAAAACCGTTGATTGGCCCGTTTCCCGGAACCACTCTCGCCCCTATTGGCGTCTTTACTGTTGCAAGTTGCTACTTGAACGGATCAACCATCATCATCAATGGTGCCAACTATTTGGTAGGTAACGGTCAGACAATCTCTGGGACTGGTATCACAGCGGGAACGACTATCACCAACACCGACGTTGTTGCGAACGTCACAATTACTGGCTACATGGTCGGCACCACATTGACGGTGACAGTGGCTAACGATGGATCACTGGCAGTGGGTCAAACCATCATTGGTGGTGCTGGTGTCGGTGTATTGCCAAATACGACGATTACAGCGCTTGGAACGGGTATTGGGGGGATTGGTACCTACACTATCAATAACTCGCAGACAGTCGGTTCTAGTGGCACTCCTGTGGCTTTCTCAGGTAGCGCGACGACTACATTGACGACTTCAGCCGCTATGACGACTGGAGTTGTTACGGTCACGTTTGACAACAACATCTCTGTGTCTGGTGGCATT